AACAACATCACATCAAACAAACCCGATTTAGTAACTGTCAATGTGCCTGACGAAGTAAAAGTTAAAAGAGTGTAATTTATGCCGCTAACTGTGATGCTTGATGAACTGCCGCCTGTAGCCGTGCCGTAACCCGTCCCCGCACCTAAATTAAAAAAAGTGAAAGTAGACGCCGACAAAGCAAGTAAATAGCCGCCCCCATATTGCGCCAAAGTTAAACTACCTGCCGTATTTACTGTTACGCCAGCGCCAGCCGTTACTACTGTCGAACCTGCACCTTTGTTAGAAATTTGGATAACGTCGCCCGTTACAAAAACATTATTATTAACCGTAATAGTTGTGCTACCTGCATTGTTCATAATGACCCGCTTATAACGGTCATTGTTAACTAAAACGTAGTTTGCTGTTACGTCATTAATAGGCAAATTTTGCCCGTCGTTTAATTGTGCTGCAGTTAATACAGCCCCAGAAACATAAGGATAAGGCGTAGCCATAGTTCGCAGTCTATCCTAAGACGTTTAACGCGTCTAGTATCCCGTAAATATCGTCGTCTAAAACTAATTGGTAAACGACAGTTGTAGGCGCAGTAAAATATAAAACCTTATGGCCTGAACTTAGGTCTAAAACGTGTTCAATACCTTCTACGCTTAACTCTTGCGCCAGCTGCGTTGTGCCTGCGCCACTAGTAAAAGTCTTTTCTATGGTTATTGTGTCGCCTATATCGACTGCAGCAAGCGTGTCTTTTTGGGCTGTAGTCAACATATTAAACGACGTGCCAACAGACGTATAACGGGCTTGGGGTTCGCCGTCTAACAAATAATCGGCTAAAGCGGCGGCGGCTGTTGTGTCGTGTAAAAGGCTGTTAGTAATGCTTGTAGTTTGTATAAAATATTTAGCTTGGCTGGCTAAGTCCTCTGCTGTTTGCGGGCTGTTACTACCTAAAATTTGTACTACAGCACGGTTAACAACCTGGTCAGCTTCAAAAGTTATGCCTAAAGCGTTGTATTTAATGTTTGTGCCGTCGTCGTTAAAGTTTGCTACTGCGCTGCTAAGCGTTGCACCTATACGCGGTTGAAACGTTAAAACGTTGTCCCGCGACATAAATAAACGGCCTTGTTCAGCGTCGTTAATTTGGCTGCAATACGAAAGCGCGTTAGTCCCTTGCGCTACGGTAAACGCAGAAGCCCCGCCTAACGTTTGTGTACCTGTCGAAATGTCCCTAGCCAGCGCGGGGAAATTGACTTCTGGTAAATCTAAAACCGCTTCTAAACGTTCGTTAGATAATTCTTCGCTTGGGTTGTATTCGTCTAAAAATGTTTGGCTTAATAAATAAAAGTCGTCAGCGCAAAAAACCGTAACTGTATCTATACCGCCTAAAGCAAATGAATAATCGTAGTTAACTATGTAGCCTTTGAAAAGATATTCGGCTACGTTGGTGCTGTCGTAGCGCACCAATTCGACTTTACGCATAGGCGCTAAACCTGGCTGGGCTAATGCCGTATCAAAATAAGGCGAATTTTGGTCAAACGGGTTAAAAATTCCGCTGGTATCGCTAAGCGTAAAAGACATAGTGCCAGCGCCAAACTGGTCGCCAATATCCTCGCGGCCACGCTTAACCCGCACGTTTACGCAGCCATCTAAAACTGGTGCAAAGTTAGTAGTACCGTCTAAAACGTATTGCGTATTGTCTAAAACGCCTGCTGTAGCGTCGTCAAGTGTAAACCCGTCTTGAATAAAACCCGTGTCTATAAACAGTTCGTAATTACCCGAACCGACAACCGCTACGCCAGCCATTACGCGATTTGCAACTGCAACGGGCCACTAAGACGGTTATAGGCCCGCAAAGCGTCGTTAATAGCTTCGCCTACTTCGCCTTTAGTAGCCAGCTGGCTATTTACGTTTATAGTTACGTTGCCTAACGGCTGGCCTTTGTCTGTTGGTGCGCCAACGGGTATAACGCTAGGCATAGTTGGCGCTGTCATTGTCGGCGTCGTGCTAATTGCGTTAGTAAATTCGCTGCTAATACCTTTTACGTCAGCAAGGTTTATACCTTTTTTACCTAATTTGGCTTGCGCTACAGCCATAGCAGCTTCGACGCCCGCTAGGTATTGTTGGGCGTTAGATACGCCAGCGGCGTAAAATTTGTTAGCCGACAAAATGCCTATTTGTTCAGCTATTTTGTTTGTTTCTTCTACAAGTTTGTTAGCGCGTAAAACGTTTTCACCAGACTTTAAAAGTTCTTTTGCGATAGCTGCGCCGCTATCTATGCCCGCGTCGATTACCTGCTGTAGCGCTTCTTGCGATAGGCCTGTAGCTAACAACTGTTCTACTAAATCGGCAAACTCTTTAGCTTTATCGGCTTGTTTTTGTAGCGCACTAAAAAACGTTAAACCTGCGTCCTCGCCGCCTTCCTCAAAAGCTGCGCCAAAATCTAAAGCACCTTTAACAACGTCGCTAACTGAAGTAGCAAAATCATTAAAAGCGTCTTGGGCTTTTTTAAGTCTGTCTTTGGCTGCGTCTAACGCTTCGCCCATTTCTTTATTAAGCGCAGCTGCAGCGTTTTTAACAGCTTCAGTTACTTTATTTACTGCGCCTTTGCCGCTACCTTTTTTGTTTTCGTCGCTTGCTAAACCGTCTAAATTAGTTGTAACTTTTTTAACTACGTTGCCAAAACTATCTAACCGTTTTTCGGCGTCTAAAATTGTTTGGTTTTGGCTAAGTACCGCGCCTTGCAAAACGCTTACTTTGTAGGCGAAACTGTCAAAGCTTTTTTCTAGTGCGCCAATATCTATAAACGTGTCAAAGGCTTTAGCCATAGTTTTAATGGCGTCTAGCGGGTTACCTGTAAGAAACTGAAATTGCGCTATAAGTACCTGGACGGCTTTATATACGACGTTTGCCATACGTGCCGCGTTAACGGCAATAAATTTAAACGCTTTTACTAAACCTTCGCCAGCGCTACCAGTTTCAGCTACAGCTTGTTGAAGGCCTTTGCCTAAACCCTGTTCGCCAAACGCTGTTATAACTCTGTCGACTGCTGGTAAAACTTCGTCGTTTAAAAATTTTACTAACGTAGAAAAAACAGGTAACAGCAGTTCGCCTATTTTTGTTTTTACGTTTTCGAATTGTGCGCTTAAAATTCTTTGCTGGTTCGCTAGACCGTCTGAAGTTCGCGCAAAGTCGCCTTGTGCGTCGCCTGTTTGTTCATAGATTACTTTTTGTGCCGCTAAAATTTTTTGTTGCGCTGTTAATGCACCGCTACCGCTATATATGCCTAGTTCTAATGCAGCGGCTTTAAGTGTTGCGTCGTTAAGCAAAACGCCAAAACGCCTTAACGGTTCAGCTTCGCCGCGTAACGCAGCGCCGATAGCGTTAATGGCTTCGTCTGGCGTCGAGTTATTAAACGACGCTAAATCAGCAGACAACGTAATAAAGTCAGTTGTAAACGTCGCTAACTGGTCGCCTGCTAAACCAGCCGCTTTACCAAACGTGCCAAACGTGCCAGCAGCCGCTAAAACCTGGTTTTGACTTTGCCCGATTTCACGCGCAGCAGTTTTAGCAAAATCGGTTACAGCTTTACCAGCGTCCCCAAAAATTACGCCTATTTTGCTTGTGTTTTCTTGTAAATCGCTGGCCGCTTGAATAGCTGGCATTAGGCCCTTAGTAAATACAAGCACCGAACCAGCAGCCGCTATAAGGCCTGGCACTACCGAAGCTTTAAGAATATTGCCTAATTTGCCAGCTGGCCCGCCAATACCTTTTAACGCCTGCTGCGCTTTGTTTAAACCTGTGTCGTCAAACGTTGAAGTAATCGGTATGTTAATTGCCATAACGAACCTTCAATTTTTTATTTAAAGTTTTGGCTACTTCGTCGACAATTTGTTTAACCGCATATTGCACGGTTTCCCTATGTTGTTCTACTGCTGGGTCTATGGCGCGTGGCTGGCTACCAACTTCGACATTTAGATTATTAACGAAATTAGTATTTTTTGTTTTAATGCCTGCGTGGTCATATATCGCGCCTGCCGCGTCCGTTTGCTGGGCGACCATTAACTGATATGGCCTAGCCTTAAAAGTTACGCTATGGCTTTCACGCGGGTTATTTTCTGCGTCAAATTTGTCTTTAAATTGAACCGTGCCGCCTTTGCTGGCCCGTCTACCTACCTTAATTTTTAAGCCAGCTTTAGCCGTTTTGTTAGTCCAATAAACTTCGCGGCCTTTAATAAGTTTGCCGCGAACCATACCCGATAAAGGCGGGACGTCGCCTATCAGCTGGCGGGCTGTAGCGATAATTGGCGCACCAGCGCCTTTAATATCTTTAGTTACTTGCCGTCTGTAAACCTTGTCGTATTTGTTCAGTTCAGCCAAAGTTTCTTTTATGCCTTCAACTTGTAAAACTAGTTTCGGGTTAGACATAAGTTTTATTCTGTTTGTTCAAAATTTCTACGACGGTATACAAATCGTTTATACCAAACTCGATATGGCTAGGCCAGTAATGGCAAGTTACTAACACTTCAGCCATAAGATAACTTACTGTGCCTGGTCTGCTTTTAAATCGGCGGCCTGTTCAATTACTTCAATATTTACAAGGCTGTTAATAAACGCGTCTAGCGAACT